TCAAGATAGGTCTTAGTCATTGCATAAGTCAATAACTCAGTACTACCCCAATAATAAATATCATTCAAAAACATTTGATACTTAACACTAAACATATTATTTGTCATAGTGTTAGTTCCATCAAAATGATATATCTTTGTTACACCAATAACTGATGGAGGAATTTGTAAGAAATTACTATTTTCATAATAACTAAAAGTTACATCTGTACCAGCAATATCAGCAGTTGCTGTTGTGGTTGTTATTCCAGTACTATCTTTACCTGATGCCATCGAAGCTCTGCCTCGATCAATATCCTCATCAGTTATTTTATACTTCAAATATGCCTGAGAAACACCGTCAAAATGTCTTTCCTGAAAGAATTGAACTGCGTCATCTATTATATCATCTACTTGTTCGTCAGCAACATTAATCTCCAGCACGGGAGCACCCAATTGCCTTCTGCAATAATCTGCTAATTCTGATCTACTTGATGGAGATGCCATGTATACAATTACCCCTGAATATATTTATGGTGCAGAAGCTATGCCAGTATAAACTAGAATATTTCCATTTACTATATTATAAATTGATGCTCCTGAACTTACTAACACATTATATTCATATCTTCCTTCTGAAAGACTTGTAGTTGCTGTAGAACCCATAGATATTTCAAAAATACCACCACCAGCACTTGTAAAACCTACAGTAAAGGTTCCTGCTGCAACTGTTGTAGCTGCTACACCAGCACTTTTCTGCATTTGAGCAGATCCTGTCCAGACTGATGTTGTAGTTAACCCTTGAAAATCAAAAGCAACATCGGAAGTATCAACCACATTAAAAGTAGTTTTAAAATCTGTGCCAGTATAAAGTGCTAAATTAGCAGCATATGGCACACCTGCTGATGGATCAAATGTTAAATT